ACCGCTGATCCGCTCGAAAGATGGGTTCTGGCTAGCCATACCGACCGCGGCGGCCGGCAAAGGCCTGAAAGGTGGGCGCATCACGCCTGGGGAATGGGAACGGCGGCGGGGGCTACGGTTGCGGTTTGTCTATCGGCGCCGGGGACCGAGCCTCTTGGTGGCCGACGGGCGGTTGAACAGCCGCGGGTTGGGCGTTGCGTCGCGATCCAAGACGGGTCGTGGCAAGGCGACGGTGCCAATTTTTCTGCTGGTGCCACAGGTGAAGCTCACGAAACGGCTCGATCTGGCGCGGGATGCTGAGCGTGCGCAGGCGGCGGTGCCGGGGCTGATCGTGGCGAATTGGGGGTCTGCACGGGTTTGACAGGGCTAGTCGACAAGCTGGCAATATTGGCATATATTGCCAATGAAGCTGATGGAGACTGCCATGGCCACGAGAAACGTTGTTCTGACTGAAACGCAATCCGACCTGGTCGACCGCTTGGTTGCCTCAGGGCGGTATCAAAATGCCTCGGAAGCCTTGCGTGCGGGACTACGCCTTCTGGAACGCGAAGAAGCCGAACTCGGTGAATTGCGCGCACGGCTGTCGGTTGGCCTTGAGCAGGCCCGGCAAGGAGATTTGGCCGATGGCAGTGGCGAAGACGCCATGCGCCGTGCCTTCGCTCTTGCCCGCAATCGGTCTTGATCCGAGCCGACCATGCCCAAGCCTTGGCGCCTGACACGAGCGGCGGAACGCTCCCTCATCGATATCGCGATTTGGACGGTCGAGACTTTTGGCCCCAGGCAGGCTGCTGCCTACGAAGAAGACTTGATTGCCGTCTGCCGGAACATCGCGGCGGGCATGGCGCAGTCGCAGGATTGCCGCCGGATCATCGATCCGGATCTTAATGAAGATCTGCGCTTTGCGCGCGCAGGTCAGCACTTCGTGGTGTTTGTCGAAGACGCCGAGCAGGTCATCATCATCGATTTCCTGCACAGCCGATCCGACTTGCCGCGCCATCTGGCAAACCTGTCGCCCAGAAAGGGTGACACAGAGCATTGAGAACGAGCCACCCCCGGTGGTCCGGGAGTGACATGCCTTCAATCCGCGAAACCATACTCGCCGCGCTGCACGCGCGGCTTTTGACGGTGCCCGCCGTCGCCCTACGAGGCGAGGTACTGCCCGAGCGCGTCCCGGCCACCGGCCTGTTGATCTTGCGCGATGGCGAACCGGGAGAACCGGACGTCACCTTGTCGCCTCTGACTTACCACTACCAGCACCGGGCCGAGATCGAAGCCGTCGTCCAGGGCGCGGACCGTGATGCGGCCTTCGACGCCCTGTGCGCCAGCATCGGCACGGCGCTCGCCGCCGACCGCACGCTGGGCGGGCTTTGCGACTGGGTTGAGGCTGAAGCGCCGCAGTCTGTCGATCTGCCTGTCGAGGGCGCGGCAAGCCTGAAGGCGGCGGTTATTCCGGTCGTCTTGCACTATTCCACGGCCGACCCACTGGCCTGACCCCGACAACCTGAGGAGAACACCATGGCACGAGCCCAAGGGGCGCGGGCGCAGATGGCGCTTGCGTTCGAGACGAGTTATGGCACGCCGCCTGTGAGCGGCTTCACCAAAATGCCCTTTGCCAGCACGACGCTGGGGGCCGAGCAACCGCTGCAGACCTCCGAGCTTCTGGGCTACGGCCGCGATCCGCAGGCCCCGATAAAGGATGCGGTGACCGCGGATGGCGACGTGGTCGTGCCGCTGGATGCCGAGGCCTTCGGCTTCTGGCTCAAGGCAGCCTTTGGCACCCCGGCGACAACCGGCGCCGGACCCTACACGCACGAATTCCGCTCCGGAAACTGGACCTTACCGTCCTTCTCGGTCGAGACCGGCATGCCCGAGGTGCCGCGCTATGCGATGTATTCCGGCTGCATGGTGGATTCCTTAAGCTGGCAGATGGCCCGGTCAGGCTTGCTCACCGCGACGGCCAGCATCGTGGCCCAAGGCGAAAACATCGCCACGAGCACCGCGGCGGGCACACCCGCCAATATCACCCTGAAACGCTTTGGCCATTTCAACGGTTCGATCACGCGGAACGGGGCCAATATCGGTAACGTTGTCTCTGCCGACCTTACCTATGCCAACAATCTCGATCGCATCGAGACCATCCGCGCCGACGGCAAGATTGACGGCGCGGACCCTTCTATCGCGGCACTGACCGGCAATGTCGTCGTGCGTTTTGCCGATCAGACGCTGGTGACACAAGCGATCAACGGCGAGGCCTGCGAGCTCGAGTTCTCCTACACGCTGCCCACCAGCGAGACCCTGACCCTGACCGCCCACGCCGTCTATCTGCCGCGCCCTCGGATCGAGATTTCCGGCCCGCAAGGCGTGCAGGCTACCTTTGATTGGCAGGCTGCCAGCGATCCCGTCGCGGGCCGGATGTGCACCGTAACGCTCACCAACGACCGCGAGGATTACTGACCGTGCTGCGCCTGAACCTTTCGAATGAACCCCAGTGGCTCGACTTGGGCTATGGTGTCCGCCTGCTGGTGGAGCCCCTGACCACGGCCATTATGTTGGCCGCGCGCAGCGATCCGGCAATTGTCGCCGCCGCGGCAGATGCAGAAAGCGATGCTGCCCATACAAACGACGATCTAGCCCGCATTGTCGCCAAAGCTGTCGGCCGCATTGTCGTCAAGGACTGGGACGGCGTCGGTGATGAGGTCGGAAAGCCATTGCCCCTGACGCCCGAGGGCATCGACGCGCTGCTCGAACTCTGGCCGATCTTCGAGGCCTTTCAGACGAAGTACATCGCGGGCGCGCTCATTCTGGATGCGGAAAAAAACGCCTGACCGCTCTCGCCGACTGGGAGTTCGGCGGGGGCGGCGAATATTGCGCGGCATGTTCCTCCGCATGCCCGGAATGTCCGCGTAGCCTTCATAAACCGCTGACACTCGAGGGCTGGCAGGTCTGGGATCTAGTGCAGCGGCTTGGCGGCCAGGTTCGGGTGGCGGGAGGCGTGAGCGGCGGCGCTGTACTCGGCTGGGATATGGCTGCGGCGCTGCAACTCGGCACAGCCCTTGGGCTTTCGCCCCTCATCGTCGCGGAACTCTTGCCGCCCGTTGAGGCGGTGATGGTGCGCAAGATCAACGAAACAATGCAGGCCGGATCAGGTCTCACCTGACCTCGTTTCTATTGGGAACGAGGTGTGACCCACCGAGGAAATGTTCCGATGGCAGAAAAGCGCGTTTCCGTCCGGCTTTCCGCGACGGGCGGCCGCCAAGTGCGCGCCGAGCTGGAAGGCGTCGGCGAGGCCGGGTCGCGGGGCTTCGGCCGTCTCAGCCGCGAAATGGAACTCGCGAACACCCGCATGGCCGCCTTCGCGCGCCGGGCGCGGATCGCCGCGACCGCTGCCGCCACTGCCTTAGCCGGTGCGGTTGTCGCGATGACCCGCTCAACCGTGGCAGCGGCCAACGAAATCAACCAGCTTTCCCAAGTGGCCAATGCCAACCCGGAAGTATTCCAACGCTGGTCAGCGGCTTCAGCAACTGTGGGTATCGCACAGGAAAAGCTCGCCGATATCCTGAAGGATGTGAACGATCGGGTAGGGGATTTCCTGCAGACGGGTGGTGGCCCGATGGCGGATTTCTTCGAGAATATCGCACCAAGAGTAGGTGTGACGGCCGACCAGTTCGCCCGGCTTTCGGGACCCGAGGCGCTGCAGCTATATGTCGACAGCCTTGAGCGCGCCGGTGTCAGCCAACAGGAAATGACCTTCTATCTCGAGGCAATGGCCTCGGATGCGACGCGGCTGATCCCACTTTTGCAGAACGGCGGCGCGGAAATGACCCGGCTTGGGGCGCAGGCACAGGCATTGGGTGCGGTGTTGGACGCCGATGCCATCGTCGCGATGCGCCGATCCGAACTGGCGCTGGTCAGCATCGGGCAGGTCTTCACCGGGGTGCGCAACCGGATTGCGGTGGCGCTAGCGCCCACGCTAGAGGCCGCGGCCAATGCGTTCGTCGCGCTTGCGTCCAGCAGCAGCCCTATCAGTCGAGCGTTTGATGCGGTACTGGCCAATCTCGACCGACTGGCGATCTATGCGAGCACCTTCGCCACCTTCCTCGCCGGACGCTGGGTGGCCGCCATGGCCGCCGCGGCGCTCTCTGTCCGAGGCCTCGCCACCACGCTCGTGGTTCTGAAAGGCGCGCTTATCCGCACAGGCATCGGCGCCCTCATCGTGGGCGCAGGCGAGCTGGTCTATTGGTTTACGCGGCTTGCCTCTGGCGCAGGCGGCTTCGGCGAGGCCATGCGGCTCTTGAAAGATGTCGCTGTCGAGGTCTGGGAACGGATCAAAATGGGGGCCAACGCGGCCGGGTCGCGTGCCACAGCCATGTTTTATGATCTCAAAGCCGATGCGGCGACCGGCATGGCTGGAGCCATCGAGAGTGTGGTCGCCTTCGGCAACACCACGGCGAATACCTTTGAGGGTGCGCTCTTGGCGGTCCGCGAAATCTGGTCCCGACTTCCTGCGGTAATAGGGGACCTCGTGTTCACGGCCGCCAACCGCATGCTCGATGGGATCGAGGCCATGCTGAACGGCGCGATCCGCAGGATTGATGCCTTCACGGGGCGCATTCGCGATGCGCTGGCGGCGGTCGGCATCGAGACCACCTTCGGGCAAATCGGGGAAATCAGCCTTGGCGACATCCCGAACCCTTTTGCAGGCGCCTCCGCAGATGCGGGAACGGCTGCGGCAGAGGCATTTAGGCGAGCCTTCGAGGATAACCCACTCTCTGTTCCCGACCTTGGGCTGGATGGCATTGCAGCGGATGCACTGGAAACAGCCAATATTTACCGTCGCGCCGCCACGGACCTTGCGAATGGCGCGACGGCTCCACTTACCTCCTGGGGCGCGCTTCGTGACGCCGTTGCGGGCACCGGCGAAGAAGGCGCGGCTGCGCTGGATGAGGCCACGGCCTCTGCAGATCGGCTATCGGACGCCATGGGGCGCGCCGGTGGCGCGGCTGGGAGTGCCGGAGATCGGATCGCCACCGGGTGGCGTGCAGTCTCAGAATCTCTTCAGGCTTATGCCACCGACGCCCTGAACTGGGGCAAAGGCCTCGGCGAAACCCTGACCGGTGCTTTCAGCGGCGCAGAAAGCGCCTTTCGGAGCTTCGTCGAGACCGGCAAATTCGATTTCAAAAGCCTCGTGCGCTCGATCTTGGCAGACCTCGCGGTCCTGTCGTTCAAGCGCGCGGTACTGGGGCCTATCGCCTCGGCGCTCTCAGGCATCTTTGGCGGCGGCTCTGTCGCGGTGGCCGTCTCGCATGCGGGCGGTATCGTTGGGCTGTCAGGCCACACGCGCCAGGTGCCAGCGATGGCCTTCGCTGGTGCTCCCCGGATGCATTCTGGCGGTTGGGCCGGTCTGCGCCCCGACGAGGTCCCAACGATCCTGCAGCGTGGGGAACGAGTACTCAACCGGCGTGAGGCGGCCGACTATGGCCAGGGCGGCAGTACTGGTTCGGGCGTAATCGTCAATATCGACGCGCGCGGGGCGCAGATGGGCGTGGCCGAGCAGATAGACGCGCGCCTTCGCGCGGCCATCCCCGAGATCGCCCGCATCGCCAAAGAAAGCGTGGCCGATGGGCGCCGCCGGGGTCAGGTGATCTGAAATGGCCATTCCAGTCTTGTCGCTGACGCTCGTGTCTTCGCTCGAGCGGCGCCTGGTGACGTCTGTGGCGGAGGCCCGCTCGCCCTTTACCGGCACATCCCAGATCCAGGATTGGGGTGCGTCGTGGTGGGAATACCAGATCGACATGGCGGTGACCCAAGGCGCGAAGGCCCGACGGCTTTCGGCTTTCTTCAGCGCCCTTGGTGGATTGCGGGGCCGGTTCCTGTTTCCAGATCCCTCGATCGAGGTGCCGGTGGGGCCGGGCAATCCTTATGTCACCGAGGCGCAAGCTGCGGGAGCCTCCACCTTGCGCACGGCAGGTTGGGGGCTTGGGCTGCGTGCAGGGGATTTCTTCCAACTGGGTTCGGATGCCACGACGCGGCTCTATCAGCTGACGGAGGATGTGACGCCTATCGGCAGTGAGGCCACGCTCGCCTTCGTACCGCCTCTTCGGGCTTCCGTGCCGGTCGGTACGCTGCTTGGTCTCGATGCCCCGTCGGTCCTGTTGCGGCTGATGGCTCCAGTGCCCGCGGTCATCGGCCGGGCCGATCAGCACCGCTTCACGATCTCAGCGCGGGAGGCCCTCTAATGAGCCGCGAACTTACCGTCGCCTTCGCAACCGCGCTGGCGGATCAAAGCCTGCGGCCGGTTATCTTCTTCGAGGGCCAGTTCGCCACGGGCTGGGTCCGGATCTGGTCAGGTCTGGGAGAGGTCAGTTGGAACGGCCAGGCCTGGGCGGGGGCTGGGTCGCTCTTGGGCCTCGGCTCGCTTGAGGAAACCGGTGAGGTCGTGGCCGGCGGCACGGCTGTGTCGCTTTCCGGCGTGCCGCTGGACCTTGTGCAGATGGCAATCGAGGAAGCGCGTCAGGGTTTGCCCGGTCGTATCTGGCTTGGGCTTTTGGCCGAGGATGGCAGCATCATCGCCGATCCGGTTCAGGCCTTCTCTGGCCGGCTCGATGTCCCGGAAATCAAGGATGACGCGGAGACCTGCACGATCACCATCAGCTATGAGAGCCGTCTCATCGACCTGACTGTGGCGCGGACCTGGCGCTACACCCATGAAAGCCAGCAAGTCTTGTTCCCGGGCGATCTTGGCTTCGAATACGTGACCGCGATCCAGGACAGGGAAATCACCTGGGGGCGCGGATAGTCATGGCACGCGTTGACCACTGGGAACGCCTTCTCGCCGCAGCCATCGATACTGCACGGGCGAAGCCTTTCGTTTGGGGCGTCCATGACTGCCCGACCTTTGCTTTTGAAACGCGCATGATCCTGACCGGCGGCGATGACATCGCTGCCCTCTGGCGCGGGCGCTATACAACCGCGCTTGGCGGCGAACGTGTGATGCGGCGGCTGGGCTGGGCCTCGCTCGATGAAATGGGGCGCTCCCTTTTAGGCGAACCACGTCCGTCTGTCCTTCTTGCCAAACGCGGCGACATCGTTCTGGCCGACACCGGTCTTGGCTTCGGCATCTGCACTGGAGCCAGCGCCGTCGGGATGGCGCCGGAGGGCCTCGTGACCGTGCCGCTCACCTCTTGCCGGCTTGCCTGGCCAACCTGAACCTGGACTGACCCCATGCCTTTCATCGTGACAGCCGTCACCGCGATCGCGGGGGCGATCAGTGGCGTATTGGCTGCAGGCGGCATTGGTGCGGCCCTTCTGCGGATCGGCGGCACGCTTCTGCTGTCCTACGCGGCGCAGGCATTGATGCCGAAACCGCAGACCACGATGCAGCCGCGGACGGTGACGATCCGCGAGCCCGTCGTGCCGCGCGACCTCGTCTATGGCCGCACCCGCAAGGGCGGGGTCATCGTCTTCCTGCACTCCTCGGGGTCGGATAACAAATACCTCGATCTGGTGATCGTGCTGGCCACACATCGCGTCAAATCGATCGGAGCGATCTATTTCGAAGGCGAAGTGGCTGTGAATGCCGCGGGTACCGCGCAGGGCCGCTGGGCCGGAAAGGTCCTCGTGGAAAAGAAACTTGGCGCCGCCAACCAGACCGCTTTCGGGGGCCTGAAATCCGCGCTGCCGGACAAATGGACTGAGAACCATCGGCTGCGGGGCTGTGCGGCCATCCGGCTGCGGCTGACCTATGATCAGGACGCCTTTCCGGGCGGGATCCCAAACATCACGGTGGATCTGGAGGGCAAGGACGACATCTGGGACCCGCGGACGCAAACTGCAGGGTATTCGGAAAACCCCACGCTTTGCCTGGCCGACTATATGGCAAACCCGACCTGGGGCATCGGCGCGCGCATTGGAGAGCCCGACGGGATTGACGAGATGTCGCTCATTGAGGCTGCGAACATCTGCGACGAGACCGTTCCTCTTGCCGGCGGTGGGTCGGAGCCGCGTTACGCCTGCAATGGGGTGATCACCCTCTCTGAGGTCCCGAAGACGATCATCGAGGGAATGCTCTCCAGCTTCGCAGGCCGCTGCGCCTTCTCGGGCGGGGCCTGGCGCATACATGCAGGCGCCTGGCGTGCGCCTGATGTGGCGCTCACTTCGGACCATGTCCGCGAAGGCGGGCTGACGCTCGCGACGCGCGTGACAATGTCGTCAAACTTCAACGGCGTGCGTGGCCAGTTCGTCAGCCCCGAAAACGATTGGCAGCCGGATGACTTTCCGGCCTATTCGAGCGCTGTCTATTTGGCCGAGGATGGTGGCGAACGGAAATGGCGCGATATCTCGCTGCCCTTCACGATCTCCGCCGCCATGGCGCAGCGGCTAGCGAAGATCGAGCTCGAACGTGCACGTCGGCAGATGACTGTCCGGCTGTCGGGCAAGCTTTCCGCCTGGGCGGCCACCGTCGGCGATGTGGTGACGCTGTCCTACGCCCGGTGGGGCTTTGCCGCCAAACCCTTCGAGGTCCATGGAGTCAGTCTTGATCTTACGGCCTCGGGTGACGCTGCGTTGTTGCTGCCGGAGCTTGTCCTGCGCGAAACCTCGCCCTTGGTCTACGACTGGTCAGCGTCTGAAGAACAGATTTATGCCGCCGCCCCACGGACGGCGTTGCCCAACGCCTATGACATCCCGGCACCAGGGGCTCCGCAGGTCACCGAGGACCTCTACATCACGCGGGATGGAGGCGGACTAAAGGTTCTGGCCAAGGTCGCCTGGGAAGCCGCCCCTTCGGGATTTGTCGCGGCCTATCAGCTGCAAGGCAAAATGACGTGGGCTTCAGACTGGATTGATTATGGCCGCACCGACGGCACCACGCTCGAAATCCGCGACATCGCGCCGGGGGCTTGGGCTTTCTGCGTCAAAGCGATCT